CTATTAGTATCGTTGTCCAAGTTGGAGACCACCCACTTTCGTACTTCTGGAAAGTTCTTTTCTTTAAGGTTCTTGATGAGTTCATTTACAGAGATGTCAGAGAAAGATACAAGAATCCCCGAGTCAATTTTACCCCCCGTAGCATACCTTTGACACTCGTTAAGGACTCTCCTGAAATCAGGGAAATGTTTGGATATGACTTCTGCAAGAACTCTTTGATCGAATTCGATGCCTTCCGCATCCAAGATGTTCTGTAGACGCTTGAAGAAGGATCCTGCCAGTGCCGCTTTTTCTTTTCCTTTGACTGTAAAGTCGATAACGGCACATCGGGAGTGCAGGGGTTCGATGATTTTGTTCTTATAGTTGCAGGTGAAGATGAATCGGCAGTTGCTATAAAATGCCTCAATATTCGCCCGTAGTAAGAGTTGAACGTCGTTTCCTGTGTTATCAGCCTCGTCGATGATGATGACTTTATGTTTAGAAGATCCAGTAAGTGAGACGGTCGAAGCAAAGTTCTTTGCTTGGTTCCGTACAGTATCCAAGAAACGCCCTTCGTCGGATCCGTTGATGACATAAAAGTCTGCTCCCAACTCATTACATAATGCTTTTGCGATTGTTGTTTTACCAATGCCAGGAGGTCCTGCAAGAAGAAGATTTGGAATCTCACCCTTCTCCACAAACTCCTTAAAAGTTTTTTTAGTATCATCAGGAAGAATACAGTCATCAATTACTTGAGGACGGTATCGTTCCACGAAAAGGAAATCAGTTGTGTTAGTATTCATAGTATAAATAGTTCAAGGACGGTAGTTTTCAACCAGTTATGATTATATACAAAATAACCAATATAGTAAATAATGATTTTTACATAGGACAAACAATCAAATCAAAAGAAGAAAGATTTCAAAAACATAAGTATGATGCATCGTATGGTTCAAAAACATATTTGCACCGTGCGATGAGAAAGTATGGTTTTGATAACTTTACCATAGAAGAGATAGAAAATCAAGTTTTGTTGGAAGATTTAGACGAAAGAGAAATATATTGGATAAAAAAACTAAATCCAAAATACAATATGACTGATGGTGGAGAAGGTTGCAAACCACTAAATTCACCAAACTTCATAAATGCTATGAAGGAATATCACCAAAGAAAACCAAAAGAAGAATATGCTACTTATGGTATGAAAGGCAAAAAGCAATCCAAAAATTTTTATGAAGCAATTAAAAAATCAAATTCAAATCCAATAAGTATTGATGGAATTGAATATGAAAGCATAAAAGATGCTATGAAAATTCTTGGATGGACTGAAAAAAGAGTTAGATATAGAGTAGATAGTCCTAACTATCCAGATTGTTTTCGTTTGAGAGAAAAAACTAAAAGATAATCAATCCAAATTGTAAATGTACTCTACTACAGTTTTCTGCAAATATCCACGAAGTTTTTTCTGCGCTTCATTCAAAGTTTTATATCCACCATCTTGATAAGGTTCCCATTTAAACGGTTTATACCACCAAAATAGAAACTTTACTTCTGGAAAATACCTTGTACCTTCTCCATCGGTTTTTTTGAGAATACGATACTTATACTTATTCATAATCAAATCCAATCAGGTTTTTTCAATTCAGAGGTAGGGACAACTTCCCACCATTCATTCCCATCAAAAATATACAACTTATATGTATCTTTGTCAAGGAAATAGTCACCTTTTTCGTATTTCATACCCATTCAGGTTTTCGTTGCGGCATACGAAGATAATTAGATGCAACCCAAGGTTTGGATGCGATATACATCTTGTAAGCAGTAAAAGTGTCAATGCTTGTGTCAAGTTTATACTCATCGGGCATAGCACGAACGAAGTTCTCTACCTTATCAATTTTACCACGGGGAAACAAATAAAAAGCATCTACAAGTGTTTTGTAACAGGAATGAACCTTACCATAACGAAGAGTGTATTCATCACAAAGATTAAGACCGTGCTTAATCAACCAATAGGCATTATGAATACTCTCTAATGCCCATTTGGTGCAGGGATGATTACGAAACGCACCTTTTTCAGTTCGGTAGGGAGTGTTATCAGTCTTGTAGAGATAACCATATCCATGACCCCATTTTTCGGATGCCACGATGGAGAGCATTTGGCAGCACTCAAGAGGCATTTTGACGATGTGTTTATCAGGAAGGCAAATGGCACTTTCGGCAGGCCAGGGAGAAGTTACAAAGATGTTCATCAGAAGCAATACTTTTTAATCACATAACGAACTTTATCAGGTTTATCTTCCATCCAATATGCCTCATGTTCCATTTGCGATGAAGCGGCAGATACACTTACAGAGTTTTTAACATCTTGAAGTTTATTGGAAGGAAGTGGCATATCATCTTTGGATATCCAAAAGGGGTGATAACCATTACAGTGATGTCCTATATGAACTCCTTCATGATAGACAGTTTCATTAATGTAAAATTTTACATTAAATCCACTATTTTTAATGTTTTTAGTGCAGATTACAAACTTTTTACCGAAATCAGCATAACCAAAAAAATCTTTATCTCTACAATATCCAATATTTTCTTGTACTGTGTATTTTGCTTTGTAAATGAGATTAAGAATTTGTTTGGCTTGCGGAGTCAGGTAAAGAAGGAATTCCATCAGTTGAAGGTCGAATCAGGTTCCAAAGCAATATAATAGCACAGGTTATACTTGGTATTCTTGAACTGTGACAGAAGTTTTTCTGACACAACCACGTCGTAAGAACCAGGAATGATCTTGATGTTCTCAACCTTGAAGTTGAAGGTGAATTCCTTGTTAGTCTCACCCACAACGATGGAGTATTCGTTAGAAGTATCGTTTTTCTTGTCCCGAACCACCAGACGGATTACTCCTGCCTCACCGACCGCAGAAAGATCAGGAAGTTGATAAACGCCCGCTGCCTTGACCAATTTCTCCAGAGTTACGCTATCAACTTGGAAACAAACGTCCTTTGAGGGCAGTTGGATCTCCTTTTCGGGAGGGGAAATGATCACATTAGGATCGGCATAGAAATACTTCACCCTACGCTTACCCTCACGGATGGTGATGTAGGAGTCTTCGGTAAAATCAAGATCAGGATCCTGGTGGAGACCAATACCATTTAGAAACTGGTTCAGATCATAAATGGCAAAATCACGGGGAAATTCTTCTGTGATCTCTGCCTCTGCCAGAATGTTCTTTGCCACAGAAATAGTGCGAAGACGATTACCTTGCTTCACAAGAATGGAGTTGTTAATGCCAGCAAAGTTCTTGAGAAGAGCAAGAGTATTATCAGAGAGTTTCATAGTTTTGTCTTGGATTTTCATAATCAGTAATGATATTGATCAGTTGTGTTTTTGTGAAGACCAGCGAAATGATAGAGAAGCACACAATAATGAATTGCCTTCAAAATATCCATCTTAGATTTACCATTCTTCTTACCAAAACGAGAAAGGTATTTGATGGCATTTGAGCGAGTAAATGCCTCAGCATCACCAATACTTTCAATCAGATCAAGAGTTTGAGTTTTAGATTGCTCCGAAGTGTAATGAGAATGATAAGTGCTAGAAAGATATTGCTCTACTTCTTTTAGAGTTTTATCTTCTTCGTATTTCCAGAAACCGTTTTTGTTAGTGTCTTGTTGCATATTCATATTAAAAGTAATTGTATCAGGAGCATAAGAAGGATATCCAATTAGACTGTACCCATCTTCAGACCAAAAATCTTGTGCTGGTTGAGCGGCAGCGAAATAAATTGTATCGGTTCCTTGCCCACCAGAAATCATACTATCATTGTAATTAGGCATAATGTTTCTCTCATTTTCAGTTCCAGACATAAAGGGGGAAGTCATAATTAACCTCCCCCAATTATATCAGTTTGCTTGTTTTTCGTCAACGTATTCGACAGTCAGTTCAGTTTGAACTGGCATCTGGAAAGTAGCATCCACCTTATCATACAGTTCCAGGAAGGCAGTCTTGGTCTCATCATCAAAACGATTGATACAAACCTGAATCGCCTTTGCCTTATCTTGGAAGATGCTGTAAGCACGGATGATATGTACCAGGCGGCGAGTGCTGATGATTTCCTCAATACCACCATCGTAGAAGGTCTTACGGATGATGTCTGCCCAATCCACAAGGCGCTTGCAGAACTCAGGGTATTCCACACCAAGATCCAGAGCAACCCCCTCAAGGATCTTCTGTTCGGTGGCAACTGCAGGATAGGATTGCTCAAAGGTCACAGGGAAACGCTCCAGGAATGCCTCATTCAGAACGTTAGTGCCGATAAAGCGACCGTCATCAGAACCCTTACCCTTGGTGTTTGCGGTAGCAATCACGTTGAAACCAGCGGCAGGTTTCACCCAGCGACCGATTTTCTTCAAGAAGATACCCTTACCTTCAAGGATGGATTGGAGGCACAGAATTTTGTTGCTAGCGAGGTCGATTTCATCAAGAAGCAGGATTGCTCCTCGCTCCAGTGCCTCAATAACGGGACCGTTGTGCCAAGCAGTATTCCCATCAACAAGGCGGAAACCCCCGATAAGGTCGTCTTCATCAGTTTCAATCGTAATGTTTACACGGATCAGTTCACGCTTCAGTTGAGCACACGCTTGCTCCACAGAGAACGTTTTACCATTACCCGAAAGACCCGTAATGAACGTAGGATAGAAAAGACGGGACTGAATAATTTTTTTAACGTCGTTAAAATTACCAAACTTGACGAAGGTATCATCTTTATCAGGGATAAGGTTTTGTTCGGCAGCAGGAAGAACGGCAGGAGCACTATAAGAACGCTCAATCTCTTCAACACGTTGCTGAGTCACCTCAAGGTTCCAGCGACCACGATTGGTCTTATATTGCTCAAGGCGGCGAGAAACGGTTTGGTAGTTGAGACTGCGGGAGGCACAGAAACCTTTGATATCTGCGGCAGTCAGTTCAGTTCCAAAGGCAGAACGGAGATCAGCGATCAGTTGCTCGTCAGTCACAGAAATTTTGCGGGGCATGATGTAGTTGGGTTGTTTTGTTTAACTGAAGTAATTATAGCAAGAAAAAAGGGGGCGGTTGTGCCCCCTGTGACAGTTTGGAAAGTGGACCCATTCAAATTTTAGAGTATTTTGAATATGCGACGGGTTGCTTCAGAGTAGTTGCTGCAGGTTTTTCCTGAACAACTTCTTTGTCTTTTTGTGGTTCGGAACTTACCTTCGGTGTGGTTTGTTGAAATAAATCCGTAAATCTACTCATTAAATCTAATAGAATTCTACTGTTACTATTTATTAAGCAACCAACTCAATAAACTCACCCAGAACCTTTTTGTTCATTTTCTTAGTCTTCAGGCTCTTCACAAAGGCATTTTTAATTTGCGATTTGGAAGCATCCTCCGATACAGAGAACTCTGTATCTTGAGAAAGGGTA